AAGAGCAACAAGAGGAAAGATTTTGAGGGCAGAACCAATACAAGCATTATATGAAAGAGATAAAGTTTTTCATGTTGGTATTTACAGACAGTTAGAAGAGCAAATGTGCAGTTATACAGGGGAAACTAATACTTCGCCTGATAGATTAGATGCTTTAGTTTGGGGTTTAACTGAACTAAGTAAATCATCAGGAACAGCAACTTGGAGAATAAGCTAATGGCTGATAATAGAAATATATTTCAAAGGATTTTCAACTTGAATCCTAATCAAAGAACACAACAAAAAATGATGGGATATTTTGGAGTCGGAACTTCAGAAGCAAAAACTTATAACTATCAACAATTAGCAGAAGAAGGTTATCAAAAAAATGCCATAGTTTATCGTTGTGTGAATGAAATAAGCAAAGGAGCAAGTGCTGTTCCCTTTATATTGAAAGATGGCGAACAGATATTACAAGAACATCCGCTAATAGATTTATTAAATAGACCTAATCCATTACAAAGCTATTCTGAATTCTTTAATAGTCTTTATGGTTATATTTTATTAAGTGGAAATGCTTATATTTTAAGAGTCGGCAGTGATATGGGTATGCCAAGAGAACTTCATCAATTAAGACCAGATAGGATTGAAGTCAAAGGAAAAGGAAACGCTATTCCTGAAAAATATGTTTACACTATTAATGGAAGAAAAAAAGCTGAATATGTCGTTGATCAAGAAAACGGATTTAGTGAGTTAAAACATGTAAAGCTTTGGAATCCGTTAAATGATTATTACGGTCTATCCCCCTTAAATGCAGCTGCAGTTGAAATAGATCAATTTAATATGTCAAATAAACATAATGTAAATCTTTTAGAAAACGGAGCAAGACCTAGTGGAGCCATTATATTTAAACCACAAGATGAAGCAGGTTTTGATGTAAATTTAACGGAAGCCCAAAGACAGCAATTATTAACTGATTTAAATAATAGATTTCAGGGAACAAATAATGCTGGCAGACCATTATTATTAGAAGGTGATTTTGATTGGCGTGAAATGGGGTTAAGTCCAAAAGATTTAGATTTTGCTAGATTAAAACACATGTCAGCAACCGATATAGCTTTATGTTTTGGTGTTCCTTCTCAACTTGTTGGAGTTCCAGATGCTCAGACTTATGCAAATGTAGCTGAAGCTAGATTAGCTTTATACGAAGAAACGATCATTCCACATTTAAGAAAAATAGCAAGTGATTTGAATGAATGGTTAGTGCCAATGTTCGGAGAAAATTTACATTTAGAATTTGATATTGATTCAATTCCAGCATTATCCGAAAGAAGAAAGAAAATTTATGAAAATGTAACTTCCGCTGTTCGTGAAGGAATTATGACAAGAAATGAAGCAAGAAAGATTGTCGGTTTAGAACCAATAGATGGAGCAGACGGTCTTTATATTTCAGCAAATTTATTTCCATTGAATGAAGAAGCTGTTCCAACACCTGAAGTAAATGATAATGAAGAAGATGAAAAAGATTACGAAGATTTCATGGAAGATGAAGAAAAAGATGAACATATAACTAATTTTCCAAAACGAGGAGAAAACAAAAAAATATCTTTAAGAAATAGTAATTATCCTCAGTTTGATTATGAATTTGCAAGAAATGTTAAAGATGATGGCCCCTCAAAAATTTGGTTAGCAGGTGGAAATATAAGAGGTAATGATGCTTTCATTTTATGGGGAAGAGCCAGACAAGGATCTGAGACAACAACTGTTCTTAATTGGATTAAAGAGAGAGAAGCTTGGGCTGCTCGCCATAGTGTAAGGGATGGAAATCAGTTTGCTGATGGAACATTAGAACCCAATCTTTCAAATGTTGCTGGTGTTGTATCTCTTATTAAATGGGGAGTAATCAATCCAAAACTGGGTGAACAAGGGATGAAGGATGTAATATTAGAATTGACAAAAAAATTAGAAGGGAAAAAAGATTATTTGGATCTTCTAAAGAATAATGATGTTTTAATTGATATTACAGAAAAACAATTAGCTGATGTAAAACAAGTTTCTGCAAAAGTAAAAGAAGCATTAAAAAATAAAGTTGAAGAGCATAATGAAAAATATGGGGATGATCCAACAAAACGAGTAACTCTAAGGACACTTGAAGCAGTATTTCGTAGAGGAGTTGGGGCGTACAATACATCACCTTCTTCGGTTCGCCCCGCAGTTAGAAGGCAAGGTGGTGCTGATCGCTGGGCGTACGCACGCACGAACAGCTACTTATTTGCTTTGAGAACAGGTCGCTTTCAGGGCGGAAAACACGATACAGATTTATTTCCAAAAGGACATCCTCTATCTTCTAAAGAATGAGAAAACTATTAAGAAAGCAGCTTTATAAACCTGAAGCTCGCAGAATTAATACACAATCCGAAGTCAGAAAAAGAGGCATTTTAAATAGAAATTTAGCTAGAACTCTTAATAGGAAATTGATAGATGTTTTCAATGAATTTGGTAAAAAAGAAACAAAGAAATTCCTTGAAAGTAATGATTTCAATTTAGAACAAGCCCAAAAAAATCTCTATCAAAAATTAGTTCCAATATTAGAAAACCATTATAGAAAAATTGTAAGGATAATATTTCGCAATAATGAAAAAAAATATGGATTTGATAAAAAAGAAGATGTTTTAGTTTTTGGAAGAAATGTTTCATTAGATCAACAAATAAAAAGATTCTTACAAGAAAGAGGATTAGTAATATTTAGTGGCATGTCCTTAACTATGTCAAAAAGATTAAGAAATATTATTGCTAAAGAATTTGAATCTGATAAAAGTTTACCAGAAATAGAGAAAGCAATTATCAAGCAATTCTCTTTTGTTTCAAGGACTAGAGCCGCACTTATTGCCAGAACCGAAACATCTACTGCTCTTGGAAAAGCAGATAATGATTATCATAAATTATTAGCTACTGATACTGGAATTTATATGAAAAAAACTTGGGTTGCTGTAAATGATGGAAGAACACGTGATGGTCATAGAGAAACAAGTAATAAATATCGTAATGATCCTATAGATATTGATGCTGATTTTGATGTAATTGGGCCAAAAGGAATAAAAAAAATGGGTTTTATTGGAGATCCAAGAGGTGGCCCTGAAAATGTAATAAATTGTAGATGTGTTATAAGTTATATAAGTGCTGATGATATTGTTGATGAAGAAGATTAAAAGTCTGTTTTCAATCTATATACAAAATATTGTTATAAACATTATCTTTTGCTACTATATATTGATAAATGCCAATTCCGAAACCAAAAATAACAGAATCACGGCGAGATTTTATAGAAAGATGTATGGGAGATACGACAATGGTTGATGAATATTCAGATACTTCACAAAGATCAGCTGTTTGTAATAGTAGTTACGAGTCCTATAAAGAAGAATCTTTAACAAACGAAAAAGAAGAAATAAGAGAAGATGTTTTTACAACTGAAGAAGAAGCTTTAGAAAGAGCAAATGAGATTGGTTGTGAGGGCACACATACACACGATGCAGATGGACAATTAGTATTTATGCCATGTTCTAGTCATGCAGATTATACGAGATTGACTGGCAGGGAGTTAAGTGGGTATGGCATGGGGAAAAAACCTAAGAGAAAGAAGCCGAAAATGAAAAATGATTGTGGATGTGATGAAATTAAAGATGATTTCGTTGATTACAAAACAGAATTCAAAGGTGGACACTTAGAAGATGAAGAAAATGAAGATTACGGAAAATTTGAAGGTTATGGATCTATTTTTGGTAATAAAGATTTAGGTAATGATGTCATAGAACAAGGGGCGTTTTTAAAATCATTAAAAAATAAAAAACCCAATCAAGTAAAACTTCTTTATCAGCATAAAACAGATATGCCAATAGGAGTCTTTGATGAAATAAGAGAAGATGAAAAAGGTTTATTTGTCAAAGGCAGATTAGCACTGAAAACTCAAGCTGGTGCAGAAGCTTATGAATTAATGAAAATGGGTGCTTTAGATGGTTTATCTATTGGATTTAGAGTCAATCCAAAAGAAGTAGAATATGATAAAAGGGCCAATAAAAGAATAATAAAAGAAGTAGAATTAATGGAAGTATCTTTAGTTACTTTTCCTATGAATCCCAAAGCTAGGGTGCAATCGGTTAAGGCTCAAGATATCACTATTAGAGAGTGGGAAAGCGGACTGCGTGAGGCTTTCAATTTATCCCGTTCCGAAGCAAAAGTAGCCGCAGGTGCGGTTCATAAGTCCTTTGATCAGCGTGAGGCTGCTTCAAGAACTGAATTGCTAGAAGGCATTAATAATTTAACTAAAACCTTAAAAAATCTTAATTATTAGGAGGCTAATATGTCGCAAGAAATTAAGGAAGCACTAGGCACTCTGGCTGGAACTTTTGAAGAATTCAAAAAAGTAAACGATGAGCGTTTAGAGGCTATAGAAAAAGGTTCAGGAACAGCTTACTTAGATGAAAAATTGGATAAGATTGAAGCAACGCTTGATTCTTATGAAAATTTAAATCAAAAGATGGTTGTAAATGAACAAAATGCAAAGAAAATGCAAGGGCAAGTTGAAAAACTAGAAACTGTTTTGAAAAGACCAGATTCAGGTTTTGATTCAAAGTCTATTGATGAATCTTTGCATGTTTTTGATGCGTATTGTAGAAAAGGCTTTGATGCCCTTTCTGATGCTGAAAAAAAAGCACTTACTGTTAGTAATGATTCTACAGGGGGTTATCCTCTCC